GGCGATGATCCTGGCCACGCAAATCTGGCAGGCTAGACAAACGCAGCAGACTGGGAGCGTAGGCATGGATGGGATAAGTGCTAGCCCCTATAAAATGGGTTACCAACTCATAAATCTTGTGAGAGGTCTCATCCAGCCTTACGCTAGTCCTGCATCACTGGTGGGCTAATGGCTGCAATAAGCACCTTACGTGGCACTTTAGCAACCGCACTTACCAATGCAGGCGTGTGGTCTACCTTTAGTTTTCCACCGGCAACTCTTCTCGCAAATAGCGTAGTAGTAACACCTAGCGATCCTTATATTGTGCCAAGCAATAATAGCCAAACAAGTATCGCGCCTTTGGCTAACTTTAAGATTTTAGTAACAACACCTGCATTTGACAATCAAGGCAACCTAAAAGGCATAGAAGATTTTCTCGTAGCAGTAGTAAACAAACTAGCGGCATCTACCCTAGTTTACAACATATCAAGTGTCTCCGCTCCAGCTATAACCAATGCAGCAAGTGGAGATTTATTAACATCAGAAATCACCGTGTCAATATTAACGAACTGGAGCTGAAATGAGTTCACAAGCAGAAGACTTAGCCTTCTTAATCAAGATAGGCCAAATCAAGGAAGCACCAAAACAAACCGCACAAACTAAAAAAGAAGAGGAATAACAATGGCCATATACTTAAATAACAATGTAGGCGTTAAATTGGCTACTGCCGCTGCGCCTACAGTACCTTCAATAGATATTAGTTCTTATGTATCTAATGCAGTAATCAATCAAATTGTAGACGAGCTTGAGGTCACAACAATGGGCGATCTTAGCCACCGTTTTGCTCAAGGTCTGCAATCTGCAACATTTTCTATCGACTTTATCAATGACTGGGCATCTTCTCAGGTTATGCAGACACTTAACGCTGCATTTGGAACAACTTTAGCAGTATCAGTTATCACAGTTAAAGGCACTGCAGTATCAGCCGCTAACCCAACTTACCAATTTTCAATCTTGGTAAACAACCTAACCCCAATCGGTCAAGGTGGCGTAGCCGAAATTGCAACATCCAGTCTGTCCTTTACAGTAAACTCAGTAGTAACAGTGTCCCCATCGGTGGCATTTTAACTAAGGAGTAATAATGGCAAAGCTAAAGATTACAAGGGCTAATGGCGAGGTATCTGAGCATAAAATAACGCCAGGAGTCGAATATAGTTTTGAAATTAGCAAAGGCATGGGCATCTCTAAAGCATTACGTGAGTCAGAAATGCAAAGTCATATTTATTGGCTAGCATGGGAATGCTTACGCAGATCAGGTGCGCAAGTACCTTTATGGGGTGCAGAGTTTATTGACAGCTTAGAAACTGTCGAGGTATTAGACGAAGAAAAAAAATAATACCGCGTGATTCCATTCTCTATACAGTGGCTGCTTTAAGTGTAGAGACTGGAATTGCGCCTAGTGAGTTTACCAATATGGACTCGGACATGCTCACAGCAATAATGCAGGTGCTAAACGATAGAGCAAAGGAGATCAGAAATGCCAGCAGAGGTCGTAGGCGTTAAAGATGTCCTTAATGGACTTAGTTTTATCGATGAAGATTTAAGGCTTAAAATTAGCAACGCTATTGATCCGTTAATGCGAGCAGTGGCAGAAAAAGCCAAAGGTTTTGTGTCATCTAATACACAGGTGCTATCAGGCTGGTCTAAGCCATTATCTTCTAGTATTGAGCGACCATTTCCAAAGTATGATGGCAGTGTAGTTAAGGCTGGTATTGGATATAACCCAGGTAAAAATGTAGCCACAAAGAATGGCTGGCAAGTAAGCCAATATGTTTACAACGTAAGTAGGGCTGGTTCTATTTATGAAACTGCAGGCAGATTAAATCCACAAGGCAGAGCACCATTTACATTTAGGCATGAAGGTAGCGGCACTTACGTTAGAAAATCTGCAAAGAGTCAAGCGTTAGATTTTTATGATTCAAATAACCCATTTGCTAGCCAACAATTTATTGGTGCCTTAGAGCCAGTAACAAAGCCTAAAAGAGTGCCAGGCGCACGTGGGGCAACTGGTCGAAAGATGCAAGGCCGTTTAATTTACAAGGCTTGGGCACAAGATAATATAAAAGTTTATGAAGCGATATTAAAGGCTATAGATAAAACAGCTGTGGAATTTACACGCAAAACTGAAATTAAGAAGGTGGCATAGTGGCCAATATATTTGTAGCAGCTTCGGCAACTTGGAATGGTAAGGCTCTTAAAAAGGCTAAGCAAGATGTAAACGTATTTGACAAGCAAGTTAAAAAATTAGGCGGCACACTTGCTGCAGCATTTTCAGTTAGAGCAATAACTAGGTTTGGTAAAGAAGCAGTAAAAGCATTTGCAGCTGATGAAAAGGCCGCTAAATCACTAGAAGTACAATTACAAAATACAGGCTTTGCATTCGCAGCACCAGGAGTAGAAGCATACATATCTAGCTTGCAGTCTTTGTATGGCGTATTAGATGATGAGTTACGACCAGCATTCCAGCAATTACTTACAGCTACTGGATCTATTACTAAGAGTCAAGATGCACTGCAGACTGCATTAAATGTAAGTGCAGCCACCGGTAGATCACTTTCCGAGGTCAGCGCAGCATTAACACGTGGATTCTCAGGTAATACCGCAGGCCTTAGCAGATTAGGCGCAGGCATAAGCAAAGCCACGCTTAAGACTGGCAACATGGATAAGATCATGGAAGAACTTAATTCTAAGTTTGCAGGTCAAGCCGCAGCTAGATTAGACACATACGCAGGCAAGATGAGTCTGTTACAAGTTGCCGCTGCCGATGCTACAGAAATTATTGGTAAAGGTTTAGTAGATGCTTTAACTGCATTAAGTAGCGATCAAAGTATAGAAAGTTTATCCGATGATATGACTAACCTTGCTAAAGGTATAGCCGATGTAGTAGGTGGTATTGGTGAATTAGCAAAAGCAATTAAAACTGTAGGTAATGCACCAGGCATTAAACAATTATTAGATGTATTGACTGCTACAAACATATTTTCACTTACAAGTAAATTAGGTTCATTAGATAAACAACCTGGTCAATTACCATTTAATCAGCAACGCAGCGCAGGCCGTATATCTGCTAAACAATTGCAGACCGAGGATAGATTAGCAAAGGCTAAGGCTGCAGAATTAGCAACCTTGCAAAAGAAAAACGCTATTGAGAATAAGAACGTAGAAGAATTAAAAAAGAAGTTTGACCTAGAGCGCATAGGCATAAACGCAGCCCTAAACAACGCCACCGATGAAGAGACTAAGTTACGCCTAAAATCACAGCTAGCAATCCTAGACAATAACGAGGCTTTGGCTAAGAAATATCTAGCAGAATTAGAAGCAAGTGAGGCATTAAGAAAACTAGCAGAGCAAGCAAAACTGGCAGGTATGTCTTTACAAGACTTTGCATTATTTAAAGTGAAAACATTAAACACAAAAATAGATGATTACCTACAAAATACAGCCCTAGAAATGGTGAGGGCTTTAAACGCTCAAATAGCCGCATTCATAGCTTCAATGGGTGGCGTTAAAACACCGACTTCAACTGCAGCACCTACTTACTCTTATGCCCTATCTACAGCTCAAGCAACTAACGAAAAAATAGCTGCATTTCAAAAAGATGTAGCAATAGAATCTACGCGAGAATTGAACTCACGCATAAATGAATTTTTAAGCCAAAATAATGCTCAGCGTTCTTCTTCACAAACCCCGATGGATATTAGATTAACTGTAGATGCAGGTGGCGACAGGCTAAGTCAGGCTATAGCAGAGAGCATACAGGTGGCCACAAGGTCGGGTTACTCAACAGTACCTAATGGCTTTATAGTATGACCGTACCAGTAATAAATGCTGTAATTAACTTTAGCACTGGGCCTAGTTTTGCTCAGGCTATGATATTAGATACAGGCATATTAGACACTAACGTATTAGCCGATAGCGCAGCTGTAATTGTAGATGTGTCTAATCAGGTTAATCGCATCGAGACTAACAGAGGCCGTACTGCACTATCCGATCAATTTCAAACGGGCGCACTTACTTTACGTATTGTCGATCAGTCGGGTGACTTTAACCCAATGAACGTATCGGGGCCTTACTATAATTTATTAACACCTATGAAAAAGGTGCAGATTACTGCAACCTATGGCAGTGTTACTTATCCTATATTTTCAGGGTTTATTACAAGTTATGTAACTACTTATCCAGACGAGTCTGGTGAAGATTTAGCCATAACCACAATACAAGCGGTGGATGCGTTCAGACTTGCACAGTTAGCCCAGATCAGTACGGTTACAGGTGCTACTGCAGGCGACTTATCAGGCACACGTGTAAACGAAATATTAGATCAAATCTCATGGCCAGCGACTATGCGTGACGTAGATGCAGGTCTTACTACTATGCAGGCAGATCCAGGCACTAACCGCACAGCATTACAAGCTCTTTCTACCGTAGCCTTATCAGAGTATGGTGCTTTGTATATTGACGCGTCTGGCAGTTTTGTTTTCCAAGACCGATCTGTTACGGCTGGATCTATTGGTGGCACACCTACAGTCTTTGCAGACAATGGCACAGGCATAGAATATTTTGATGCTAGTTGGATTCTTAACGATGTATTGGTATTTAATAAAGCCACAATTACCAGGGCTGGTGGCACTGCACAGGTAGCCTTAAACCAAACCAGCATAGACAAATATTTTTTGCACAGTTATTTTCAAGATAACTTACTTATGCAGACCGATGCAGTAGCCCTAGATTATGCTCAGGCTTATGTTGCCAGTAGAGCAGAGACAACGATACGGGTGGATTCCGTAGTGCTTGATTTATATACGCCTAATTACAATACAGGCA